AATTTGACAATTACTAAAATGAAAACAAAAAAAACAAATTTACAATGCTTTACGACATCATTCATGGGAACATCAGTTTGTGTGAAACTTCGAAGAAAATCATTGATACAATTGAATTTCAAAGATTGAGAGAGATTAAACAACTAGGCTGTTGTTATCTTGTATTTCCATGTGCTGTTCATACACGTTTTGAACATTCAATTGGTGTTTATCATTTGGCGAAACAATATGTTGATATTTTGAATGTAGATGGTCAATATTTTACAGAAAGAGAACGATTATGTATTTCAATTGCTGGTCTCATTCATGATATAGGGCATGGTCCTTATAGTCACTTGTTTGATGAAATTGTTCCAAAAGAAAAACATCATGAATATCGTTCGGGTATTATCTTGAAAAGAATGAACACAAAATACAACCTAGGATTTAGTGTAGAAGAAGTAAACTTTATCATAGATGTTATAAACCCTACAAAAGAAGGATACAAGTATCAGATTGTGTCAAACAAGAATGGTATTGATGTAGATCGTTTTGATTACTTAATGAGAGATATACATATGACTGGATTGAATTATGGTATTGAGTTTCAGAGAATTATGAACTATTCAAAAATTGTAGATGGAACGGTTAAATACTCTGATAAAGTAAAGACAAACATTGAAGACTTCTTTCATATAAGATTTATCATGTACCGCGAAGTATACAATCATAGGAAAGTTAGAGGTTTGGAACATATGATGAAAAAATATCTTCAATTGATAGAACCTGTTGTAAATATAAAGAATGTTGTAGTATCGGATGATATTGAAAAGTTTTTAGAATTTGATGATTCTATCTTAAATCGCAAAGATGTATCAGAAGAAGCAAAATACATTGTTTTGAGAATGAAAACAAGGGATATTTATAAGATGGTTGGTGAGATTGAATTAATAGATTATGACCTTGAAAAAAACTATGTATATCATTATGAAGGTGACGAAAAGGTTGTGATTGATAATATCCGTATCAAATATTATGGGAGTATATCATGTGAATATTATTCAAATGATAAGTATCGAAAAATTACAAATATAAAACATAAACCACAAAATATACATATACTTTCTGTTTACTCAACATGTGATGAAAATGATAAATATGCCGAAGAATGTTTTGATTACATCTTCCCTATTCGTATTTAATTATTCATCTTCTCCTTCAACAATATCATCATCTAAGAAATCTTCTTCAATTGAATATTTAGAAATATTTTTGTGTAATTCATTGAAAATATCACGATTGATAGAATCTTCTGTAACCATCCTTGCTCCAACACTCATACATTCTAATTCTTGTATGAGTAACTTCATTGCGTGAGGTAATTTTACTGTCCTTTTACTTTCCATATTTTCATCATATGTAATCAAACCATTTTTGTTATCGATTTGAACTTTATATTTATCAGATCTTTCCATGACGGATTCATTAAGGAAACTAGATATTCCATGTGATAATATACTATCCCTTTCCATCTCACCAATTCTTAAACCACCATTATTAGCTCTTCCAGCTGCGGGTTGTTTTGTGAGATAGTTCATAGGACCAGTTCCTCTGCTATGCATTTTATCAGCAACCATGATCTTTAGTCTTTGGTAGTAAGTGGGTCCTATAAATATTGTAGACTTCATTTGTTCGCCATTAATACCGGAATACATAACTTCTTCACCATGTTTTTCGTAATTGAAACCTTCTAAAACTTCTGAAAATTGTTTTATATCATTGTTTTGGAAAGGTGTAGCATCTCCAAGATAACCACCTAAACATGCTGATTTACCTAGGATAACTTCTAGTAATTGATTTACTGTCATTCTTGTTGGTATTGCGTGGGGATTAATAATAATATCGGGGACTATTCCGTCTTTAGTAAAAGGCATTTCCCATTGTTCTAAAACCATACCACACATACCTTTTTGTCCACATCTTGATGCGAATTTATCACCAATACCAGGGACTTTTTCTTTTCTAATTCTTATTTTGGATGTTCTTAAACCTTCTTTATTTTTAACAACAACGACTTTATCTACAATACCAGATGTTCCAAAGTTAGCCTTTTTACCAACAACTTTTGTAATTTCAGTTCCATCATTAGCATTTGTTTTAAAACATTTAGCAGATAAGATGTCTGAATCTGTAACATACGTTTCTTCTTTTACAAAACCATGATCATCTAGATTTGAATATTTACCAGCATTCAATTTATGAATGTTCTTTTCCATTAAAGGATTTGAAAAATAAACTTTCTTTCCCTTTTCATCACTTTCACTATCTTCATAGCTTCTGTAGTATAGAGACTTAAACATACCGCGATCAACAGATGTTTTGTTTAACATCACAGAATCTTCTTGATTGTAACCGGTGTAAGATGCGATTGCTACAATCGCATTAATACCATATGGAAGTTTATCAACATCCGTATATTTCTTATAACGAGTAGTGACAATAGGTCTTTGAGGATAGTTTAATATGTGACTGAATGTTTCAAAACGTGTGTTGTAAGCAGAAGAATAAACACCTACTGCGTGTTTTGTTTGTTGACACGAAAATGCGTTTCTTGGATATTGACTGTGTTCGGGGAAGGGGATATTAAGAGAAACAGCACTCAACATAAGTGAAGGATGTATTTCACAATGTGTATTTTCGTTTGTAAAAGATTTCATATCTCTACCTATTAGAGCATTTTCAGATTCTGTTGAATCAATATATTCAATTACACTAGCAGACTTCTGTAAGATTTCCATAAAATTTTTATTTTGTTTAAGAACTGATAATTCTTCACTAAAATATTTAGGTGTTGTAAAATCAAGATCATCAACTTTACCATAAAGATAACCATGTATTGCTTTCTTCCATGATTCAATGTAGGATGTGTCGCCTGAAATGAGTTCATTATATTTATCACCATTTTCATCTGTTTTTAAGAAAAATATGGGACGAATAATTCTTCCTGAATCAGTAAAAACATGAAATTCATTTGTTTTGATATTCCATGATATAGATGTTGTAATGTTGATGAAACTATTTAATTTTAGTAATTTCATATATTTCTGAAGTAATGATGGATTTTTGTGAAAGCCAATCATCTTTCCATTCAAGAAAACATTTGTAAATGTTGTAATATCGGATATACTGCTATTCTCAAGTTTGATTAATTCACCATCTACTAAAGCATCATATAATCCAGTTTCACTAATAGTGTTTGTAACTCTCGCAATAATTGAAAGATGATTGATAATACCTACATTTCCACCATCGGGTGATTCTGTTGGACATACGAAACCCCATTGAGAATTGTGTAATTTTCTAGGTCCAACTGTTTTAGAACCGGATGGTAATGGTGTAGAAAGACGACGAATATGTGAAAGTGTTCCCAACATAGCATTTCTATTCAAATCTTGAACAATCCCTTGGCGTGATGAAATACCCGTTCCAAATCTAGCACCAAAAGACTTGTTGATAGAATCCATAATCTTATTATCAAAAATTTTAGAGACATTAAATTCATTTATTATATTTGTTATATCAGCTGATTCAATAGATTCATAATTTAGCTTATATTCACTATCAATTCTAAGTGATGTATTTCTTTTAAAATTACCCCATAACTCACGATAAAGTTCTACAAGTAATGAGCCAGGAAGATCAACACGTTTATTGTAATATGAATCACGGTCTGTTTCAGAGTATAATCCAATATGCGTTAATAATATTTTCCTTACAACGTAGCCTAAGTAATATCCTTTTGATAGATTATCATTACCATAATTTGGAAACAAGTTATTATTGATAACATCAATAACATTAAAGTTTTCTTTTCCTTTTGTATTAAGAGATAAGAACTTAAATGCTGATTTTTGGGTGAATATTGGATGCGCCGCTTTTACAGAAGGACGAATATATTCTATAATTTTCTTTTTTAGGTTATCAGGATCATTTTCATAAATAATAAGAGACAATATACGTTTATCAGAAACAAAACCAAGTGCTCTGAAAAGAATAAAAAGAGGAACTTCAACGTCAAAACCGAGTATACGGACATTAAATGTTTTTTCTTTTCTTATGATAGTATTTCCTTCAATCTTTTCGCGTAGTTTGTTGATTACAAAGTTTATATTATTTGTTCTTGAAGATTGAAAACCTTCATTTGATACTGACTTAATATTTCCTTGTAAAATTATATTTTCATCTGATGATTTATTTATGTATAAAATATTATTTACTTTTTTCTCAAGCGAAAGGATAACTTTTTCTTTCCCTTTAATCACAAAGTATCCTCCTTGATCATAGGGACATTCGCCAAATTCACTAAGTTTAATAGGGTCTAATTTATGTAAAAGACACGATTTAGAATGTATCATAATTGGTATTGAACCAATATTTACCTTTTCAAAATTAAGTATTTTGGGTGGTGTTCCTTCTCTTTTACCTTGAAAGGTAAAATGAATACCTATATTACAAAAAATGTTACTCTTATAGGTTAAATTCCTTATTCTAGCATCATTTGGAAACATTTCTTTTAATACATCTCCATCATACATAGCGGGTGAAGAAACGAATAAATTTTCTTTTCCATTCACAATATCTCCATTTTCATCAAGGGTTTCTCCAAAATATATTTTAATTTCGTAATCGAATTTACCTGTAACAGGGTCTTGACCTTTATAAATTATGAAAGGATTTTCTCGTTTGATTATATTTCTAATACCATTTTCTTCTGAAAAGATAAATTCATCGAAAGAATCAATTTGATGTTGCGATTTGTAGTAACTTGTATCCCTAAAGAATGTGTCAATGACATCCCATGGATTTATCAATCTTTTATCAGAAGACATTTATATATATATGTATTTTTTTTATTTTTAAATTACAATTAATCATTTATTGTTCGGGGTGAAGAAGGTGGTGTTGAGATTTCATAATCATCTTCAATCCATAATTGACCATAAAAATTGTAATTTTCTGTTGTAATTCTGTATCTGTCACACAGATGACAATAAATTTCTTCATTTTCCTTTTGATGTAAAGACTTATTATCTTTTTTAGTAGGTTCAATACCCATTCCATTACAATTATAACAAGTTGTCCACATTTTAAAATATATTAATGAATACATCAAATTTAAGATTTTTTACAAAAATTAAAATAAATTATAAAATATGAAGAATCAAAAAAATCAGCTTTTTAAAGTTTCCCCAAATATTGAAATCACCGAAAAGATATTAGAGAACTTCGGCATTAAAGGATTAGTTGATAATCATTCTTTTACAAGGGAAAATTTGTCTGATTTAAATACAGTTGAAAATATGAATGAAATGTATGATGAATTATTAAGATATTATATTCCTTGTAAGGCTAAAAAATATATTTTAGATTTAAATGAAAAGAAATGTATAACTATTTTAAGACAATTCTTAAAAATGCAAAACCATACATTAATGTCAAAAGAAAAATATGTAAATGGTAAGAAAATATTATTTTATCAAGTGATACCCTTACAAATAGATATGAAAACAAATAGAGATTCTGAAAAAGTAGTTATTTCTTTTGATTAATTTACTTTACATGGAGCAAAAGACTTTCTGTGCCATTTTGTAACCCCATACTTTTTGATAGCATCCATATGTTCTTTTGTTCCATAACCTTTATTTTTATGTATACCATACTTTTCTAATTCTGGATTTTCTTTTACTAAATTTAGTATATAGTTATCACGATATGTTTTAGCTAAAATACTAGCCGCAGCTATACTCTTATATGTGTTATCGCCTTTAATCACACATTTATGTTCAACGAATTCATCCATATGAGAAGAATAGTAATGTTTAAAATGGTTCCCATCTACAAGTATCATGTCTATTTTTTGACGTTCTGTAATTTCATCTAAACATAAATGCATTCCTTCAATTGAACACTGAAGGATATTTTTTTCATCTATTTCTTCGTGTTCAATAAGTTTAATAGAATATTGATGTGCTGTTTTGGTTATATAATCAAAACATTGATTTCTATATTTCTCAGTACATTTTTTTGAATCTTTGACTTCCATTCCATCTTCTGGATCTTGTTTACACCATATAACACCTGCGATACAAACTGGTCCAAAAAGACATCCGCGTCCTGCTTCATCAAGACCAACTTCTATTTTACTTTCATCATCATATTGCTTTAAAACATTCTTAGGTTTAGCTTTAGGCATTTAAAATATTAATATACTATATATAATAAAGATCATGATTCTAAATAGTTATAGTTTACAAAAAGCAATATTAATGAATAAAAGACGTCGTAAATATGAAAATAGCGCGACACTAATTCCTAAAAACACTATTTACACATCATTGACAGGAGATTTTATAAAACAAGAAAAGAAGATAGAAGAAATAAAAAAAGTCAATACCAGTCCAAAGAAAAAATCTAAAAAGAAGGGATTACCTCAAGTATTAGATTTGACTGATTTAGATGATATCGAATTACCTGATCTAAAGGTAGATGAATCAGATATAGATGATAAAAAGAAAAAAGATGATGAAGAAAAAGATGTTGAAGAACCAGTCAAAGTTGAAAAAGTTGATGAAGAACCAGTCAAAGTTGAAAAAGTTGATGAAGAACCAGTCAAAGTTGAAAAAGATGATGAAGAAGATGTTGAAGAAGATGATGAAGAACCAGTCAAAGTTGAAAAAGAGGTTGAAGAAGATGATGAAGAACCAGTCAAAGTTGAAAAAGAGGTTGAAGAAGATGATGAAGAACCAGTCAAAGTTGAAAAAGAAGATGAAAAAGAAGATAAAAAACCTAACAAGAAAGAGGACAAAGAAGATGGTGAAGAAGATAAAGAGTCTAAAAAAGGTGGTGGTATAAATGATAAAAATATAAAAAAAATAATTGTAACCTCGTTTTTTTAAAAGATATAATTTATAATAAATTAATAAACTATTATGAATCTTGTATATATGGCAAACCCTATATATGGAGGATGGGTAACCTTTACAGCACATTTATCACTAAAATGTTCGGTAGACCTCTACAAGATAGGTAAAAGGTCAGAACCTAATAAAAGAGATTATGGTTATGGTGTAAAATATCAGAACTTAAGAATAGATGAATTGATTAAAAAAGAAAATATTTTGATAACAGCAGTTGATAAACATTATTGGAAATATTTAGAACTATTTCCTAAAGGAACTAAAATAGTAATTCATGATCCAACAGAATTAAAAGGAAAAGAAAATAAATTAAGGGAATTGTTAGAAAATTTTGAAGTAATAACAATACGTAAAAGTGTTCAAGAATTTCTTAAAGATAAATACAATACAGAAAGTGTATTTTTACCACATCCTTTTTATGGATACTTGAAAGATACATCATCTGAAAAATGCGATTATTATTCAACATGTATTTCACGAATTGATTTTGATAAGAATATAAATTTAATACTTTCAGCAAATAAGAGACTTGATGATGTAAAAAAAATATATCTTTTTGGAGCAGAAAACAGACTTTATGTTCATCACAAATTACAGAATATGGATTTTGAAAAATATTGGAAAGGTAAGTATCCTAAAAAACTCCCTATGAAATATGATGATAAAGATCTCTTAGATAATTGTGCTTTTGTGGTAGATATGTCTATTATCGTGGGAGATGGAGGAGGAACGCAATATACCTTTTTAGAAGCGATTTATCATGATTGTGCCCTTATTCTTCATAAGGAATGGGTAAATAAGGGTAATACATTTAAGAATGGATATAATTGTTATGTTGTTGGTGAAACTGAAGATATAGGAAAAGAAATATCAGATATTATAAATAGAGGAATTGACACAGAGTATAAGAAAATTGTTAAAAATGCCAAGAAGATATTGAAACCACATTTAACTAATTCTTGGAAAAGTATCTTTTCGTAGATTAAATGAAAAAATAATATATGATATTAAATAATGACTAAAAAAGCCCCATGCTACACCTGTAAAAAGAGTAGTAAAGCTGTAATTGAAACAGAAGACACTATCCCTGAATGGTATAAGAAGAGTAAAAATGCATTTTCACCTTACTTAGCAGTTCCAAATGTAATTGTTTGTAAGAAGGAATATAATCCAAAAATAAATTTTGATAAATGGAAAGAAAAAACTCCACCATCAAATGGGAGTCAAATTGTATTAAAACAAAATATTAATTACAATAATAAATGGATTTTTTATTGGGCATCTGATTCAGTTGCTGATTTTTCGGAAGTTAAGAGTGCTGAAGAAGCTTATGAAAAATTAGATAATAAAGGATTAATAAAAACAGATAAAAATGGGTTAGCTAAGTTTGTTTTAAATTGTCCACAACCCTATAATGTAGGTGGAACAATATATGCCCCACATTTACATTTTATTCATTTAAATGATAAAAAGTTATGGTCAGTAGAAAAAGTAGAAACAATTGAAGTCCATTGTCGTATAAGTTTGAAAAACTTAGAAGAAATGCTTGAATCAAAAGATCACTTAATAATTAATTGTATGAGTTCTAAAATAGTAAATGGTAAAGATGTTTATGAGATACCTGGGTCATTACGTTTAGAAGGTGATATTGATAAAAAGAAAAATTTTGATAAATTGTTAAAACAAATAGGTAAAGAAGTAGAAGAAAGAGAAGAGTTAAAAGATATAAAAAAGAATAAGAAAGTTCCCATAGTAATTTATTCTGTAAAATATGGAGAAGATACAATTTCACGTAAATTAAAAATGAAATTATTAGAAGAAGGTTTTACAAATTTAATTGAATATAATAGTAAATCATCGGGATGGATTGACGAATATGATGAAGATAAAGATGATTCAGAAGATAAAAAAGAAGAACCAGAGGAAGAAGAACCAGAGGAAGAAGAACCAGAGGAAGAACCAGAGGAAGAAGAACCAGATGATGAAGAGGATGAAGATGAAGATGAAGAAGAGGATGAAGAAGAAATGTTTAAAGTTGGTAAAGATGAGATGAATGAAGAAACACTAGTATTTGCAAAAGATGGTGATATAGAATTATATGAACATAATATCTCTACCGGAGAACTAACACAAGATGGAGAAAAGGTAGGATTATGGAATGGAAAGACTATAGTAAAAGATGAAGATAGTAAAAATTCTAAAAAAGGTAGTGATTCTGATAGTGATTCTGATAGTGATTCTGATAGTGATTCTGATAGCGATTCTGAGGATAAAAAACAAAAAGGGGGTGGAATAAGTGATGAATTAACACGATTTAAGAAATTATTAAATGGAGGAAGTAGTGTAGATGTTCAAGATAATATCGAATTAACTGGGGGAGGATACACTTTTAAAGGACATGGTTTTACATTCCATTAAATTTGAAAAAAATAATTCTTCTATTTAAAAAAAAGATGGAGAAAGAAAATCTACCCGAAGGTGAAAAAAAAGTTGAACAAAATGTTGTCCCCAAAAAGAAAAAGAAGATTACTTGTTTTCAATGTAAGAAACGTTTAATGTTACATCAACAGATTACATGTAATTGTGGACATTACTTTTGCCCTGCGCATATGAACAGACATTCACATAATTGTACATACGATGTAAAAGCAGAGATGAAAACACATTTAGAAAAAAACAACCCAAAGATGGAGCAAAAGATGATCAAAATTTAATTAGTTCTAACCACAGGGTAATCAGATATTAAGTTTATCTTCATATTCATTATAGTTCTATCTTTATTGTATATTTTTTTATCAAGGTCATTAATCATTTTCATTAAAGTAACATATTCTTCTGTTTTTTTTAGTGTTTTTCTTTCTTGTATAAAAGCATTATATTCTTTGACTTTTTCTTTTAAACGACATACTTTTTTTTGTAACTTATCATCATTAATTTTTTTAGAATATTTTTCTAAATTTTTACACCTTGAATTTATGTATGGCCTTTCCCATACACCATAACCAAAATATTTCTTCTTCTTATTATCCCAACAACATGGACAATTTCCATTTGATTCGCGGAACCATTTTACAATACACTCGGTATGAAAGCTATGATTACATTCTAATATGTATTTTGGTTTATCTTCTATCCCAGATAAACATATGGCGCATATTTCTTGACTGTCATTTTGATTCTGATCCATTATAATTATTATGGAATTTTTTTAAAGAATTTTGAACACGTTTTTCATTCATCTCAACTTCTTCAATCAAGAAGCTACTTAGTCCTTCTATATTTCTGACACTCTTTTTGATATCTATTTCTTCTTCTTTGATATTATCTATAAATATCTTGAAATTCTTTTTAGCATCATTAAACATAGTTATGTAATCATATGGATAATCATACTTTGTCTTTGTATTTTCAATAATTTTCTCAATTGAACCATGTGTTTTAATCAATTTCATAGCTGTTACATTCCCAACTTTAGGGACAACAGGGCAATAGTCACATCCACACAAGATACAGAAATCTAAGAATTGTTCGTGTGTGATTTCTATATCATTCATAAGTTTATTGTAATCAAAGATAGAAACAATATCTTTTCTTTTTAAACTTTTATCAATACAGTTCCTTACTAATTTAGGACATCCATAAGCCATTGTATCCATATCTTCTGTTAAAACATAGTCTACATAACCCATTCTACAAAGTTCACTCGCGTAAGCTTCCCCTTCTCCTACATTTGGGTGAATATATGAAATACCCATGAGTTCCAACAATCTTTTAATTTCATCAATCATTTCACAAGTTAAACGAAGTGATGACTTCTCCAACTTTTGTTTTTCTTCTTCAGAAGTTGTTGTTAAAGATGCTTCTTTTGCCTTCTTTGATTTTTCTTTACGTTGATTAATACAATCTTGTTTGTTGTCTGGTGGCTTACCATCAAAGATGAAAATCATCTCAATATTCAATGAAATGTAATTCATTATTTTGTAAAACACACCCGTGATATGGGATGTTATCTTTCCTTTTGAGTTTTTGAAAACCTTTCCTCCGGGAGACTTTAAAAGTTGTTGATAGAGGATTAAGCTAGCATCTACAGCTACCTTTTTCCCTGATAATTTATATAGGTTTTCATTGGTGATAGATCCAGGAGAATACTTAGTTATCGTTTTTGTCAGTCCTTTAATACCCATCTTGTATTAGATTTTGTATTCTTTTACTCAAATATATCAAATTTATGTTTAAATGGTTGATATATGTTATTTTGAAAGAATTAGAATGTTAATGTATATAAATGGCATTCAATCAGATCATTTATAATTTTTTAAATGAAACAAAAGAAGAAATTAAAAAAGAAAAAAATATGACTATAATAAAAGATGAAATCATAAATCCAGTTGTAAAAGAAGTAATAAAAGAATTATATCCTTATTTCATAAAGATATCTTGTTGTGTTATTGTAGTTGTTTTAATATTACTTTTAACGATTATACTTAATATAAGAGTTATTTTGATGAATTAATAGTATTTCATATTCCTATCGAAACCATATTGTCCACTGAAACCTTTTTGTGCTTGTTCTAAAACAAGATATCCTAAAGCAGGATACATAAAACTATCTAGTAAATCTGGTCTATCTTTCTGGATAATTGCGAATTCAGAATCAATTGCCCTAACTCTTTCTTTAGATTCTAAATATTTAACAATATTTTCAGCGGTTTTCCAGGTGGGATAATAATAACAGTGTGCTCCACCTATTTTGAATTTTCCTGGAACTATCTTATTTAATGTTGATTTATTATTATCACAATATAATGATTTTCTAGTTTTATTTAAATCCCAACCTTTTGTTTTAAAAGTCATTGAACGTAGTGTCCCTCCAAAATATATCATTTTATCTTGTGGTAATTTGTTTAAATTTATTTTATTAAGTTCTTTTGTATCTATTTGACAATCATCTTCTAAAACAATAGTTTTATTTAATTTTTGTTTTACTATTTTTTTTAAGAGATTTAAATGAGATAAATAACACCCAACTACATTTCTTCGTTGTTTATCACTTGCATTCCACATCATAACTAATTTACCTTTTAAAAACTCATTATCCGATGATAGATCTGCACCTACAACAGCAGGAAACCTTTTGTAGTTTGGATTACCTTTATATTTCTTCCAACGTTCACTGTGTTTTTTTAAATTTATAACAAATACATTTACACCTTTATCTTTTATCTTAATAATATCGTTTAAAGTTTTTTCATTTTCACCTTTTTTTTTAATAGTTGGACATTTACTTAATTTTTTTTTTGTTCCATTTCTCCGACGTGTGTCTTTTCTCCGACGTGTGTCTTTTCTCCGACGTGTGTCTTTTCTCCGACGTGTGTCTTTTCTCCGACGTGTTCTTCTTGTCTTCATTATATTAATATACAATATTTTAAACGAGTTCATATTT